GGCAATGGCCGTCACATCGATGACGCCCGCCACCCCGAATGGAGCGCACAGGAACTTGTTGATGATCACGTCTTCGCCAATCTGTAGGGAGTCTCCCACAAGCTCCAGCGCCTCTTTGACCTGCTGCTCCCCCGCGGCTTGGTCCCCCGCGCCAAACGACCCGGCCTCTACCTGGACAGTGACCGCGATGTACATGCGCAGCTCTGTCGGTCGAGAGAAGTCGACATCGTGGTCCGCGCCTTGAGAGTCGGTCACAACCACCGTCACGCCGTTGGGACCAGGCTCCTTGAACGTCTCGATGCCAGCGGGCTTCGTAGCCCAGATGGTCTCACCGATGTCTTGATCGACTCCTCCTTGGACCACCGCCTCGAAGCTTTTGGGAGGTCGCCCAAACCCGTCAACAGCGTTGGTCGCATTCTCGAACACAAAGACTTGCCCGACCCCTGTGATGTTGCGGATGGTCGACCGGATAGCCTCCACGGTTCCCGCGCCGCTGATGCGGAGCAGCTCCTCGCGTCGAAGCCGAAGCTCGGCATCAGTCTCAAGAGCGCGCCCGAGAGTAGCGTCACCCGAGATGCCAATCTCCTCCTCGTCGGGGAACAGAAACTGAGCGTTGGCCGTTCCGCCCGAGACCTCGATGCCGCTGTTGACGCCTACCGTGAGGCTTTCGATTTGGATTTTGTCGCCGACGACATACGCGAGAGCACCCGAGACATCCTGGTTGATAACCGCTGCGACTTCTCGCGCGAGCGCGGCACCAATTGAGACGAAGTCTCCTGTCTCGAAATCGACCTGCTGGGACGTACCCCCGTCCACCTGTACAAAGAGCGTGTTGCCATTGGTGAGCGCGTAGGGTTCCGAAGCTCCGCAGATGACCTTGGCAGAGCGATTGGGATTGAAACCCTTGAGCCTCTCGTGCGCAAACCCCAGCGCCGGATTTGCAGTGCCGGAAACGATTTCGAGCGCTGAGCCCGCTCCGTCAGTATCGGAGATGAGCCGTACTTCTCCGCTCGCGTCAACGGCGTCCAAGCCCGTCGTGCCCGCTTTGATGGCATCTGCTACCTCCTGCGCGGTCGCCGCGCCAATGGATACGAAGTCTCCAGTTGCGAAGGTCACCGTCTGCTCGGCGCCGTCATCGACCTTGAGCACGAGGGTTTGTCCGTTGACCAGTGGGAAGGGCTCGCTATTGAGCGAGTTGACAGCAGCCTTCGCCAACCATCCTGAGACTGGAGTCGCGATGGTGTCGATGGCGTAGGCGTTACCCACGACGGGCGCGGCCTCTTCGGACTCGAAGGACCCGACCACCGTTGCCTGGACAGCCGCCGCATTGGTGATTGCCTCTGTCAGCTCCCATCGAGCCCCGGTTGACCCTATGCGAACAGCCTTCCCAGCAGCGACTGTGACGCCCGCGTTGAGGTTGAGGTAGAGGTCCGCCTGCGACGGCTCGGCCGCCAGCCGAATCGTCCCTGTGATGGCCGCCACGTTGTCGAGGGCCTCGTCGTTGGATGAGTCCGGGTATGCGGCGCGGTAGACCGCGAGGGCCACCTCCCACAGCTCGGCGAGCTTGTCCGCGAAGATGCCATTGATCTGCCCGAGCACGCTGTCGGCTTGCGTGTTGATGTTCGGCCCAAACGCCGTTCGCTCAGCCTCTTGAATCTCCTCCAAGAGGATGTCCAGCGTCTTCTCGTTGAACCCTTCCGGGATGACACCGTAGCTGCTCATGAGATGATGAACTCCTTGCTAAAGTCGAGCGTCCCGCCATCGTCTTTGATAGCCGTGAACGTGACCGTCAGCGTGCGGGTCGGCGTGTCCAGCTCGGTGGTCAAGCTGTCGAGCGAAGCGATGCCAGGCGTAGTCAAAACGGCCTGTCGAAAGATGGCGCGGATGGCCACGAGGCTAGGGTTCTTGACTAGCACCGACTCGTAGTAGGGGACACCCACGTCAGGGTTCAGGAACCACTCACCTTTGAACAGACGCAGCCGAACCAGAAGGTGTTGAACAAGGGCCTCATCGTCGTCAACGATGCTAAACTGCTCACCGTCCAAGTCAATGTCGTTGTCCAACGTGCTCAGTTGCAAGTCAGCCATGGTCCCCTCACAGTATCGGAAACACGAGCGGCGGCACGCCGGGAAGTGTGACCAGCCCGCCGACGATGGCGTTCGCGTACATGACGCCGGCCATCGCCGCAGCGGCGTCAGCCAGTGACAACTCAGCCGCGGTGTTCGCCGGCATCATCGCCGCGAACGCTGCTGCGAGCGCGGCATTCGGTGGAGGCACAACGGCGATGGCTCCCGGGAAGGACGCCGCAAGACCGCCCGCTACCCCTACCCAGAAGGCGATGATGCCCGCTGGAATGGCCGCGAGGCCCGCACCGGGAGCAGACATGCCCGTCAGCGCGGGGAGCATTTGAGCCTTTCCAAGCTCCACTCCTGCCGGTGTGATCGCAACCGCGCCCGCCGCGGCTCCCGAAGCGAAGACCCCGTAGGCATCGGTGAGGCCCGCCGCGGCGTCCGCCTCCACGTCCACTGGGACCAGGTTTTCGAGCTCGGTTGCGAGCGTGTTCTGTACCATCACCATATCAGCCGTCCGGAAAGCTCACCTTGGTTGAGTTGATGGATGAGTCCCATGGTGGGAGATTTGAAGGCACCGCGGCGGGTCCACTAGGCCCGACTCCCGTGGGATGCGTATGCGTATCCCACGTTGACATCGCCTGAACCATCTGTCCCCATAGCGCCTCCAGCTTCTCTACGATGGCCGCGTGAACCGCGCCGTCCCCGAGGACCATCGTGGCGTCAGCATCCTTGGCCTCGAACTTCACCGTCGAGCCGCTGTCGAAGGTGACCTCCACATGGTCCGCGGCGATGTGCAACCGCATACCGCCCTCGGCCGTGCCAACCGTCAGCCGGTCAGGGTCCAGGTCCGCTTCGGCAATGGCCTTCGAATCCGGGTAGAACCCAAGCAGCGCAACGGCGTCGCTCAGGTCGTGCATACGATACTCGTCAGGGTCTGTGTCTTCGCCCTCGCCCGCCATGAACTTGTCGATGGAGCGCTCGTTGAAGAGCAGCAAAACGTGGTCGCCCGCTGCGACCGGGAAGGTGATGAAGGCGCCCGTGGTCCGGGGAAACACGACCGGGACCTGTGGCAAGATGGGCAGCTCTTCGACCAGCTCCTCGCCGCTTTCCGTGGCCACGAGGCGTTGGATGAGCGGCTTGACGTCGGCCTTCTGGGTGGCCGGGTCCCAGACCTCGATGCGACCGGGGAGAGCCGTATGCACATCGGAGAGCGCGTACTCCAAAGCAACCCGCAAGACCTCTTGCGGCTCCGGGCTTCTGCTGGCTCCTTGCGTCGTCATGCAAGCTGCTTCCCTTCAATATCAACGTACCAGTCCGAGCCCCAGGTATCGCCTATAAACGTAGTCTTTTCAACTCGGTAGAGCCCGTTGATGCTTTCGAGCCCTAGCGACTGAATCTCGACTTGCTTGCCTGGCAGAATCTCTGGCTGAAGCAAGCCGCGGACCTTGACCAGCCCGTCCTCGCCCGCTTCAGGTACGCCGATGAGCCCCGTCTCAGTCGTCAGAAGAAACGCCTGGTCGCCAATGGTTTCATCCGGTCCAAGAAGCTGTAACTGTCCATCTTGGATACTCCATGAGTAACCCATGGACCTGACGACTTTGTCAAGCTGCTGCTCGGCTTTGCCACTGAGGACGATGCCGTTGGTGAACTCGCTGAGGGCTCCTCGGATGCTTCCGGCACTTACCTTGTCGGCTACGTTTCCAGGGTCCACTCCCAGCGCATCGGCCGCGGCCTGAAGCACGTCCCCGACTTGCGCCGGTCCCGCGAACGAGACGTTGATGCGAGCCGACTTGAACGCCTGACCAGCATCGGCCGCTTGAATCGAGGAGACCCAATCGCGACCGTTGAGCACGTTGTCGACGTGCTCCAGGTTGCCAGAGAAGATCTGGGAGACGTTCTCGGTGTAGCCCGCCTCGATGGTGATGGGGAGGTTCTTCTCTTGAAAGGCCGACCGATTGGCTTTGACGAGGTTGTAGATGTCGAGGTCGGCGGTGTTCGGCTCCTTCTTGCCTCCCCGCACAATCTTGAACTTCATCCGAAGGGTGTCCGAAACTCCGGTCTTCGCTGCTGCCGTGGTGATGATGAGACCCCCAATATCGACAGTCACGCTGCGTCCGAAGAGTTGGATTCCCACGTCAAGCTCCTTCGCTGTAGGTCAGCACAACCTCGGCGCCAAGCTGAGTGAGGGTGGGAGGAGCCGAGACGGCGCCAAGATTGACGGTCACGATGTCGCCCAGCGGGCGCCCGGTTCGAGCCGCCCACAACCGAAGCAGCACCCACTCGTTGACGACCTTCAACCCAGCTCGAAGGATGTTGTTGTTCAGATCGAGCACGTTGAAGTACCACGTCTCCTCACGAGAGTTGTACTTGAACTTGAACCGGAAGACGGTGCCGTTCAGAGGAAGCTCGAAGATGTAGTGCTCCAAGCCGGTGATGGTTGGGAACCGAAGTATCGCCATGGCTACAATCCAAACGCGCTGAACGCGCCAGCTAGGATGGACTGTGACGAGCTGGCTGTCGCAGCTCCCGCGGGCGCCGCCGCCTTTCTACCGAGATTGGACGCCGCGCCAGCCGTGTCTGAGCCCGCCGTCTTCTCCGTGATGGCGATGATGATTTCTCTCAGAGAGAGGTCCACCTCCATCACGTTGCCGCGGTCCTTGTCCCTGACCACGTTCATGCCGACGATGGCCATGTTGGTGTAGTCACGCAGCGTCGTGCTCACTTGGAGCAGTAGGCCGAGATCCTTCACGTTGCGTAACCAGTCGTAGGCGTCCTTCGCCCTGGTCGCCGGGTCGCCTCCAGGCACCGAAGGGTCAGCTCGAAAGCTGGCCAGGAACAGGATTGGGTGGTCACTGACAATTCCCTTGAGGGTCAACTCGTCAGGCTTGCGGCGAATGTGGTCGGTGACATCGGCGCCTTCCTCTACCGGATGGTCCGTGGTCTCGGCCACGCCCGTATGACCCTCTTCGAGGGTTGCCTCTAGTTCGAGTATTTCGGTGGAGGACTCCTGCTGTGTGATGCTCACCCGAGTTGGGCCGCCAAACAAGAAGGACGACATCAGGCACCTCCCGCCGCGATAGCAGTTGTGAAGGCTCGCATTGTCTGACGGTCGCGCCGCTCAAGAGCCATGTCAACCTGTCGAGCAACCTGGTCGGCAATCGCGGTTGGACGCTCCTGGCCTTGCGCGTCCACCGACACATCGATGTTGGTTGTCGGCGAGTTGGTGATAGGCGGCGCCGCCGTGGTTGCGGAAGGTGAGATAACCGCAGCGCCCGCAAGAGCCGAGGGCGCTTGAGGTTTCGCTATCGCCTGAAGAGTCTGAGCGCCTTCCGTCATCGTCTGACCCGCCTGCTGACCGGACTCGGCTCCCATCGCTCCGGTGATCTGAGCGATGACCTGCTGTCGCAAATCAGGAGGGGGTGCCCCGAAGGCCCCGCCTTCAGGGGCGCCAAAGACGGGAACCTCCGGAGCTGCGCCGCTGGCGATGACGGCGCGTTCTGGTGCGCCCGCGGCGGGCGCCTGCATTGGTACGGGCGCGGGCGCCTGTAACGGCCTAAAAACGGGCGCGGCGGGCGCCTGGCGGGCCACTATTGGCGCGGGCGCGGGCGCCTGGCGGGCCACTATTGGCGCGGGCGCGGGCGCGCGGGCGGGCCTGGCGGGCGCAACGGGCGCGGGCGCGGGCGCGGGCGCGGGCGCGCGGGCGGGCGCGGGCGCGCGGGCGGGCCTGGCGGGCGCGCGGGCGGGCGCGGGCTCTGGCTCATCCTCGCCGCCAAACAAGCCGCCTAAGAAGCCCACGACCTTGCCAAACTTGTCGGCCACGCCTTCGATGAATCGGTCGAAGACGCCTCCCCAATACTCGACGACGTTGTCCCAAAAGGACATGAGCGTGTCGGTGAGGTTTTCGACGAAGGTATCGACCTGCTCTTCGGTAGCCCCGAAGAACCCGAGCCAGAAGCGCAGGGCCTCGTCGAGCATGGCTCCAATCGCTGGCCCGATGCCTCCCCACTTCTCGATGAGATCGCTGATGCCCTGCGTCATCGTGGAGAAGAAGTTCTCCTGGCCAGTCAGGAGCTTGTAGAGCTCAACACCGAGCCAGATGACGAGCCCTATGAGCGTTCCGATGAGAGCGGTAGTGAGGATGATAGGCAACGTCGCAGCAAGCCAAGCCGCGGCTGACATGACAGCCGTCGCGACAGCCGTCACGCCCATCATCAGAAACTCTGCGACCATCATGGCCCCGACTTGGAGCCAGGCGATGGTCATGCTGGCGGCGTTCGCAAGCCACGCTCCCGCGCTACTCGCCGCGGCTGCAATGCTCGACAGACTCACGGCCTGAGTGGAGGCGATGGCGCCGACCTTGAACCGGAAGAAGGACGCAAGGGCAAGCCCGTTAGCCTTGACGTACTGAATACCAATGGCTGTAGCGAGTCCGACGACAAGGGAGGTGACCAGGCGGATGCCCGTTGCGTGCTCGTCAACCCATTCGGAGAACGCTCTAGCCGAGTCCTTGACTGTTTGAACGTAGCCATCGATGGTATCGGCCAGCGCCTCGAAGGTGTCCACCACGCGCCGCTTGACATCGAGCCAGAAGGCGATGGCGGTCTGCGTCAGACTGCCAAAGGTCTCCTCGAAGTTCTCAATCATCTCGTCCGAGATGCCGAGCATCTCCTGAAAGCGGCGCAGCCAGAACCCGACGGCGGTCTTCAACATCTCGTCGATGGCCGCTGGGACGCTGCCAAGCTCGTCAACGAGGTCTTGAAAGCCTCGAACAATGGTGCCTGTGACCGACTCGGCACCCTCGCCCATCTTCTGAAAGTCCTCGATGAGAAGGACAATGGTTGCGATAATGACGCCCATGAGGGCGACCATAAGCAACGCGGGCGCGGTCGCGAGGACCCACCCCGCCGCGGCTTTGACGCCTGCGAGGAAGCCTGTTTTGCCGGCGACGGCGAAGGCCGCCCCGAGCACGCCGAGGCCAACCCCGAGGGCCAGCAACGACTTGCCGAGGGTGTCAAACCGGTCTGTAACGAACGTGATGCCCGTCTCGATGCCCCGAAACACCGTTCGCAAACCCATTAGTGCTCGCTTCAACGGACCTCGAACAGCGACGGCCACCTCGGTCATGGCCAGCGCCCACTCGTTGAAGGCTGGTATCAGCTCGTTGGCTATGACATTCTTGAGGCTCAAGAATGACAATTCCATACGGGCCTGGTTGTCGGTGAGCACAACCGACTTGTCGATCACCTCCTGCGTCAGCCCGACGCCTAGCCGCTCTGTCTCGTCCCTGGCAGCCTTCAGGCCAGCGGCTCCCTGCGTGAACATGGGAAGCAGTCGACGACCAGCGCGACCCATTAGGGTCAGCGACAGGGCAACCTTCTCGGACTCGTTGTCGAGGTGCGAGATCCCTTCGGCCACCCCGCTGAGTAGCTCGTCCGCCGACTTCAGCTCGCCGTTGGAGTCAGTGACCGAGACGCCAACCTTCTCGAACATCTCGGAGAGCGTCTCGTTGCCCTCGGCTGCCTCGAAGGCGTTCTTCTGGAGCTTGGCTAGCGAGTCACTGAAGCCCCGTCCGTCCACGCCAGCGAGGTTCGCGGCGTGGCGGAGGGCTTGGAGCTCCGAAGTGGCAAGGCCGATTTGGATGCTGGTCTTGTCCAGCTCATCGCCCATGCCTCGAATCTCGTCGACAAAGGCGGATCCAATCTGACCTATCTTGAAAGCTGCGAAGGCCGCGGCTGCTGCTTTGGCAATCCCTACGACCTTATCAAGAGAGCTGGAGACCTTCGCTTCGTCACGGGGGTCAACCTCCATGCCGAACGAGACTAGGACTTCACGGAGTCCGGGCATCGTTACCTCCCTCTGGCGCCAGGACGCCTAGCCTTTCGGCGTGCCTCCTCGGCGGCCAGCCACTCAGCATCGTCGTGGATGTCAAGCAGCTCGTTGGCTCTCATGACTTCGTTGAGGTCCCAGTAGGTTCTGATCTCCTTGTACGTGGCGAAGCCTCGCTGCACGAGCCTCATCACATGCGCGTCCCGTCTTAGGTGCTCGGGGAGGTCGATTGCTCCTGCCCCGTGCGTCGGACGGCGCGCTCGATAACGTCTCCGAAGGGAGAAAAAAAATCCCCGAACTGGGCCTTCAAAGCCCAGCCCAACCACTTGTAGAGGGAGCCGATGCGCCCTCGAAAGTGAATCGTGAGAATGGAGCTGAGCTTGACCTCCTTGTCACCCTGCTTGACGAAGGTGACTTCGGAGAGCAACCCGATGAACTCCGCTGCTTCGCCTTGTCGAAGCGGGCGAAGAAC